ATTCGAAAGAATCGTTTTTTCAATTCGCATTAATCAGTTCCACCAGTGTAAATGAGTTCGTTCTTACCAAGTTGTTCTTTGATAAGTTCTTGAAGAAAACCTCCCAGAACATATTCTACCTCTGCTTTGTCAAAGGTGTCAACATTTCCAGGGTTCTTATGGATTTCATAATCAAACTTTAAAGTAACAGCATCTTCATCACCATGCTCTATGAATTTGACTTCTCCATACGAGAACACCATACCCTCGTACTTACCCTCAAGAAATTTTAAAGCAACAGTGTATTCACCAGTTGCTTCTGCTTTTTCAACGAATGTATACTTAATCATCGATCTTGGCTAATTCTTTTTCAATCTCATCGTCATCCATATTTTGCATAATGGAACCAGATGATATCTGATAGTTCTCAGTGACCCATTGCTGGAAAGATTTATCCATAAGAACCTGTAACCAAAATTCTTTGGAGTCAGTATCCTTAATACGCCACTTCTTGTCTTCAATAACGCCAGTGGTTACATCAACACGTGAGTACCAACCATTGCTGGGTTTAACCACATGACCAGATTCAAGAGCCATCTCAAGTAACCCAGACCACTTGGAGATACCACCATCAAACATAACAGTAACAGGGATCTTTGCTTTCTCACGAACATAGCGAGATTTCTCTACGTTGATAATAAAGTTGTAACCCATTAATTCAGTGCCATCTTTTTCTTGTTGACGACCAAGGATAAAGATGTTGTCAGCAGAGTAGTATGAACCAGTGCCACCACCAACGATTGCCTTTGGATATAAACCAATTTCCATATACGTATGGTTAACAACAACCAGTGGAATATCCTTTAAGTTAAGGTGCGGTGTAATCATACGAAACAAACTTTTCATTTGTTTGGCACGAGTCATGTCACCAACAGACTTACCATCAAGAGCATCTTCAACTTCTTTCTTTGAAGCAAGATTACCAATCGAATCAATAACGATGATTAGATGATCACCACGATCAACACCTTGCAATTGCTGCATGATGTCAAACTTTAATTGTTCCACATCGGTAAGAGGGGTATGAATAACTCGGTTTGTATCAATACCAAAGCTGTCAAAGTAAGACTGCGGAGTACCAAACTCTGAATCATAAAAGAGTAGTGCTGCATCGGGATACTTGTCCATGTAAGACTTAGCCATCAATAAACTAAAAGCAGTCTTAAAGTGTTTACTTGGACCAGCCCACATTGTTAGTCCTGGAGTTAAACCACCATCAAGACGACCACTCAATGCTACATTGATAGCAGGAATAGAAGTAGGAATCATATCTTTCTTTTGAAAGAATTTTGATGTAGCAAGGACAGATGAATCCTTGATAGTAGTGTTCTTTTTAATTTTGTCTAGTATGCTCATGTTATCCTTTTAGGAATGTCAATAGATCTGATTGATTAAGAGAACCAACCACACGTTTTAGTTCAGTATTATTCTCATCAAGAAGAATCATCGTTGGCACTGAACGAATTCCGTATTGAATAGCAACAGCGTTGTCCTTATCAATATTGACTTCTTCAATGGGGATGTTAATCTGGTCTTGTGCGTCATGAATAACTTCAGTCAGCAGCTTGCATGGTCCGCACCAGTCTGCGTAAAATTTTAGTACTCTCATATGTTCCTTTATTATGCCTGATAAAAATTGCAATGTCAACTATGGATTGTTTGGAGAATGTGGTAAGTCAAATACCATTGTAATCCTTGGAACGTCTCCAACATTCTTCGTTCCATGCGGTGTCTTGTTATTGAACCAAAAGAAAGTTCCTGGTTTGATAACAACAGCCTGACCATTCACTGTGTATATGTATTCACCCTGTATGGAAAGGTGATATCGATCTCGTGTGAGATAGTATGTTCCTTCATCAATGTGAGTTCCAACACTATGACCAAGACCAAGTTTAAGAAAGGCAAGTCGATCAAACTCGGCACAACCATTCTTGCGGAGCCAGCGACGAGTCTCCGTATACTTTTTATAGATCTCTGTCTTTACTGAGATCTCACTGTCCTTTGGATGTTCGCCTTCGTTCTCAACTGCACCCATGACAAGTTGAAGAACAGAGACAGGCAACTCATCATTCTGGTTTGTATTGTCCATGTTCTTTTCAGCATCCCAATCATTGGGGTACTTGTTTATCTCAGCAAGGATTTTACTGACATCAACATTGCTTCTAACTAATCTAATGTTCTTAACCAAAGAAGTCCTCCAGTGATGATTTTTCTTCAACGCTCCAGCCAAGTGGTTGGATTACAATTTGCAACGCATCAAGAAATACTTTTTCAAATTGTATGTCGTAGTTAACATACTTATGTAAACCAAGTTCCTTGGGCAACTCATTGGTAAACGATATAATATTTTCTTGAATTGTATTCGGTGTCTTGAGATACACAAACTTAATCTTCTCGCCCTCGCGAATGACAGGATACTTACCTTCCAACTTAGCCTTCTTGAGATAGTGATTGTAAAGCAAAGCACCACGCACATGCATCGGTGTACCACTGCCGTAGATGTTTGACGAAGAAGTATACTGCTGGAGATTGTTCACCGAACGAGGAAACGAGATCTGTTCAACAGGCAACTGATTAAACTCTTTGCGAAAAGTAGTAATAAATTTATGTAGTGCTGATTGATTGCCTTCAAGAATAACAGTGATTGATTCTTTCAACTTGTTGCGGATGATCTGTGGTGTCGATGACTTAACCATCTCAAGACCCATGACCTTTAACTTTGGTGTTGCATACTGAACACCCTCAGAGTTATGCACATTAAGTATGTATCGTTTCTTGGCAGTCCACAAACCTTTATCGGCAAGCACCTCACGCTTCATCTGCATCTTTTGATCATATGCATTCATATATGTAGCGAGTTCATCATAGCCTTTGTCGATGAATGGTTGGAATACATCTTCGCAGATCTTATCCATAAAGGCAATCTTTTGATTCGTGTCTTTACCAACGCAGGTGGTCTCAACAAGATCTTCCAGTGTTAGATAGATTGAGTCAGTGTCAATTGCAATCACGTAATCTTTGCCACTAGTCTTTAGCGTCTTGTTCATAAACGCATTCAACTTGTTTGCCATCCAACGAATAGACAACTGACCACTGGTAGTAATACCTTCAGCCATACGAATATCAAAGTAGCGGAAGTACTGGTTGCCCATGGCACCATAAGCAGAGTTTAAGGCAATCTTCATGGCCATCTGCAGATTGTTTAACCGACTGATCTCTTTGCGCAGATCGTTGTTCTTTTTATCATGTTCAAACTCCTGCTGAATCTTTAACATCTGCTTCTTGAAACGAGAACGATTCTTGTACATCTCTTCCATCAAAGCTGGCATGAACCCTTGCTTGTCTTTGGTATACGATACACCATTAGCAGTCAGCGTAATGTTTTGTTCTTTCAACATCGTGGTGTTGATCTCTTTGTTGAGCAACTGGTCAACAGTAACATTCATCTTACCAGCAAGCAAAGTCTCGGGAGAGATATTGTATTGCATAATCAGGTGAGGATACAAAGAGTTCAAGTCAAAGGAAGCAACCCACTTGTGCATACCAACGATGGGATCTTTAACATACGCACCTTCGAACTGAGAGTCTTTGCGACTGGAATTGTTCTGAGGGATAACAATGCCTTTGTCACGCAGGTGATTGTAGATGATAGCATCCCACATGCGCACCTGCGAAAACACATCTTCATAGTTAATCTTGGCATTGTAAGCCATGGTGATTTGCAACTCAATCAACTTCATCTTGTCTTCGAGTCTATCAACCAATGCTACGTCTTGAATGTTATACTCAACAAACTCTTTCCAGTAATCAGTATAAAACTCTTTGAATGAGTTACCTGGATTTTCTTTCTTGCGCTCGTTTAGTTCAACGAATGCAATGTGATCCAAGCGATACGATTCCTGCGTAGTGTAAGTATACTTTTTGTACAGGTCAAGATAATCAAGAACAGCAACACCATGAATGTCGTAAGCAGTTTCTTCGTTACCACGAATACTGATTGTGCGTTCACGAATGCTTTCCCATGGCGACAATCGCTTGCTGTACGTATCACCAAGTGTTACATCGATGCGACGGATAAGATACGGAATGTCAAACAGATTGCAGTTCCAACCAGTCACAACGTCTGGTGTATTCAACGACCAGTAGTTGATAAACTCTCTTAGCAGATCAAGTTCATTCGTGCAATAACGATACTGAACATTCTTGTCAGTGTTGACGTATGGTTTGCTACCAAAGGTAATCACTCGTTTTGTCGCATTGTCTTGCAACGTAATGAGTAGGATTTCTTCGTTGGCAGTCTTCATGTTTGGGAAACCAGACTCAGTGCTGGTCTCAATATCGATAGTCCAGATACGAATGTTCTCGATATCAAACTTGAGTTCACCTTTGAAGTTATCGGAAACATACTGAGCAACGTAATTGTTGTTGCCGTAGATCTCAAAGCCTTCTACGTCTTTGTAACGATCAATGTAGTCTTTGGTATCACGTATCGTTCCAGGATGCAGCGATGCCACGTAATTACCCTGAAGTGTTTTGTGATCGGTTGGTGTCTTTGAAGGAACGAAGATTGTAGGTTGAAAATCTTCTTTGCGTTTGTACTGGTTGCCCTTGGTATCATAACCACGAACCAGCATCTTGCTGCCATACTGATAGACGTTTGTATACATTATTTTCCATAGAGCAACATCATAATATCAAGAGCACAGTCATGCACTGGGTGATGTTTAATGACGTTGTGTGATTTAAAAGTAGGGTGAATGATATCGCAGTAGCCGTTCTTGCCTGTATCTTTTAACAAGTCGATGGCAGTGCGCATATCTCTCCAGTTATTATACGGGAAAATTAGCTCTTGGTCAAGTTGCCTTGTCAAAGAATCAATACACATTTGGTCAAGAGAACCACGTGCCCAAACTGTTTGATCTTTCTCTGGGAACTGTGCAGCATAGTCACGCAGTGCACGAATTGCTTCCAAGGGAGACATATCCAAGTCAGTTGGTTTCAAACTAACACCACGTACATACTCATGTTGCTTTGACCACCAATCAATGGTGTCTTTTTGTGCAACACGTTTTAGTTCTTTGAGTTGGTATTGAACATCCACTTTGACGAATATAGAATTGTCTAGTAGTTGTTCGTAGGTATAATCAGTGCCGATCTCAAAGTGAGTAAGGGCAGCAGACAAGATAACGCTGTGGGACTCTGTTCCAAGAGTCTCGATATCGAACATGAACATAATGAAAAATCCTCCAGATATAACTATTATACCTGAAGGATCGATAAAAGTAAAGGGATTATTTTGGAATCACGTTTGCAATAATAATACCAGATCCAAAGAGTCTGTTGTATTCATTTGTAAGTTTTTGATCAGGTTCACCTTCAGCAGCAATTGCTGTAGTGCGAATTGTGATTTTACCTTCTGCGTATGGCATGTATGGAGCAATTCCAACACCCACGCCACCATCACGTTCTTGCAACATTACTGAAGCTGGTTCGTTGACTACATAATGTCCCTGACCAAAGTCTTCACTAACGATATCTGCCATGATCACTTCACCATTGA